TATTCAATTGGTGCTTCTTCTTCAGCAGATATGATTGGTTCATACTCTAGTTTATTTTTTCTATTTCCCATCTATGTATCGCATATTCGAGTTTGGCGTAAGCTTAATAATACTTACCCCCACTTTACCCTAAAGTGTATTGAGAGGATACTTGAAGAGTATAGATCTAGTCAAGTATTTTAAAAATTATTTAGTAAGTTTTCGTCACTCTCTAAGGACAAAAATGAAAAAAATACAATAATCGTCAAAAGCCCATTCTTATCACGTTTTTAGCTGTCAGACACTTTTGACAATAATTGACAATAATCTATTTTGGGACTGTTTTGTCAATATATTGAGCTAAAACCTCATCAACGAGCTTTGCAAGTTCTTTATCCTGGAACTCTAAACTTAGCTGTGCCAAGCAAAAACTGATGGTGGCCAAGGCAATGTTAAGTCTATCTTCGCCTCTATAAACCATGTTCTCAAACATACTATCTAAACGACTAACGACTTCTTGTAGAGTGGGCTTACCCATTTTATCTTTAATCTCTACTATTTTTGCCATATCGCATCATAACACGATATTTTAATAAATGGTTAATGCCTCTCCATGCGAGCTGGTATAACAACTTCCCAGTTGCATTGATCACAACAACGACCATTGTTTACAGGTTGTGCGTTATTACCTTGATCCCAAACCACCTCACCAACAGAATTACGCAATGGCTTGATATGTCCATTACAGATACTGCATCTTACCTTATCTAACTCAACTATCAGCATAATCCATCTCCTTTAATATGTGCTTGATAACCTCAACAGTCCAACCATTACCCAACATCTTGTATCTTTGCGTGTTTGATACATGGTTTGTATAGTTATCTGGAACTGTTTGCAGTCTTTCACACTCTAAAGGCGTTAGTTTACGCCAATGCAGTTCATCAACACTGTCCCATTCATGTCTATCATAAGATCCTCTACCACCATATCTAACTGTTTTAGACTTAGATCTAATCTTAGATTCCTCTACTACAACACTATCTTTGCTTACTGTTGTAAGTGCGTTTGTCTTATTATCCTTTCGCAGTTCTAACATTTGTGTTGTTTTACCTGCAACTGAATCGCCAAATCTATCCATACGCTTACCATCTTTATCATAAGCTCTACCAACAATACGGCCACCAGTCACGACTTTCGGCTCACGATTACCACCTTGGCAAGTGTTTACTGTAGGAGACTTACCATCTGGACTATAGACTCGTTTGAGTATGTCATGGCCATTTATGTCTGTAGCTGTTCCTATCTGCAATGGTTTATTTACTAACTGTCTTCGGTATTTATCTTTGTAATGATGTGGTTTTGCACCTGTTTTAGAGTAATTAGCATCAATACAATAGCTTTTGTCTCTATCACTATCGTAGTTATCTTCAAGAATATCTCTTAAAACTATGCCTTTATCCTCTGGTTGCTGTATTCCTGGAATGTTTGTCCAGTAATATCTTTGCCTTGACTGAGCAGATACAAGAGAACTGTTGATAAATATCGGCTCTATACCAAACATTATCTCTGGATAACATTCTGATACTTGCTCAGATATAACCTGTAAGTATTCTTTCTTCATTCTTACATTCTCTAATAAGAAATACTTTGGTTTGATTGCTTTGAGTAATCGTATGAACTCAAAGAACAATGCTGATCTAGGATCATCAAAAGCAAGTTGTTTACCAGCAAAACTAAATCCCTGGCATGGTGAACCGGCAAGTATTAGATCTATGTCTTTGTAATCTTCTGGATCTAAGTCGCAAACATCTCCAACATGGATAGTATCTGGATAGTTTGCCTGTGCAACCTGGATAGCATACTTATCTATCTCACTTGCATAATATTTGTCTACAGGTATGCCAAGTTGATCCAATGCAATACGACCACAAGACATACCATCAAATAGACTTAGAACTTTCACAAGGCAGACTCTCTGCTGTTATCTTCGTCATAAAAGTTTATAAGATCACCCTGCGGATCATAAGATTCCATACCTACATTTAATATATGGTATTTCTTGTATGCGGACAGCACTGAATCCACCTTTTTATTATTGTAATCATCTACAGCTTGTTCATAAGATAGACGCATCATCATGTAAAGATTGTTTGATTTACTCATTATTTTACCTCTCAATGTTTCTTTTTGTGTAATTAATTGTTACTCATTGTAGACATTATACATAAAATCAATTAAGATACAAACATACATATTAAGGAGAAGTATATGGCTAAATTAGAAAAAGATATATCTAATAATGTGTCTGATGTTATAGATGAAATTATTAGTATTACCAACCCATCTAAGGAAGACTTAGAGAAACAAATAGAGCAAGATAAGATCAACTATCTTGTATGGCAATGTGGTGTTGCTATCAAAGAACTACAAGAAGCAGTTGATGAATTAGCTAAATCAAACAAGGAGGCATCATGAGTAAACAAGAATACTATGAGGCTAACAACGATTTAGCTTTTAACTTAACTGTTGATGCACTTGGTAAATATGCAACTAAGTGTAAGAAAGATGAGAAACGCAAAATGATGGATCCGATTCTTGGATCTTATTTGTTAACACATCAATTAGCTTGTGCATTGTTATATAAAGCAGAAGGCTATGAACAAGAGCTTGTAGACATTATGCAAGAAGCAATTAAAGATGCTAAAGAAGTTGTCAAAAATTCAAGGAGTGTGCAATGAGTGATGTAAAGCTACCAGATATGCTAGAGGATTATCCACATAAAAAGATTGGAGATGCTTTTTACTTTCCAAACCTGGATAACCAAACTTACCATAATGGACCTGGAATATCCTCGTCTAACATACGAAGATTCAGTCAGAGTCAGCTTCATGCTTTTGAAGAAGTAATAGAGCCAACACCTGCTATGAACTTTGGATCTGCTGCTCACTCTCTCATTGTTGAGGGAGAGGGTGCTTTCTTTACAGATGTCGTGACTATATCGGGATCTCCATACACTAATACAAACAAAGCTTTAAAGAAAGAAAGTCTTGATAAAGGTTTGATTGTTATTAATGAAAAGGACAAAGATACCATATATAGCATGAATAACAGCTTAGTAACGGAGGCGAGAGCTTATCTAAATCCAGATAAAGACTATCCCCAGGTTTTTGATTCACCCTACGAGGTGTCTATTTACTGGTATGAACGAGGATTGCTATGTAAAACTAGAGCAGACGTGGTGCTGAATCCATTTCAAATGCCACAAGGAGAAAACTCTATTGTCCTTGTAGATTACAAAACTAGTAGCGATTGTTCTATTAGAGGATTTACTAATTCTGTTAGACGTTATTCTTACGACCTTCAAGCAGCTTGGTATAAACGTGGCTTTGAACAAGCAGGTTTTAAGGTGCATGACTTTGTTTTTGTAGCACAGGAAAAGAAAATACCTTATGCTAACAAAGTATTCAAAATGAACCATTCCGATATGGAAATAGGTTGGAACTTTCTTAGTGATCATTTAGAAGAATACAACAATGTTTTAAACGGTAAACCAGCTACTATATACAATAGTCCTAATGTTGTAGATATAGACACTGGTAATTTTTATAGAGAGGAATAACACAATGATAAAGAAGTTTTTTATCAAACTAGATAGATTTATTTATAAACACTGGAGCAGAACTGCCAGATCTATAATGCGTCTTTTTGGCATGAAGGTTGAACAAGACATAGACTGGTTGAATATGCACAACAATATGATGGAGGATGGAAAAAATGTTTCCAGAGATAGATAACGTAAACCACCCGGCACATTATAATGCAGGTGGCGTGGAGTGTATTGAGGCAATTAAGTCTGCACTTACAAGAGAAGAGTTCCATGGATATTTAAAGGCCAATGCCATGAAATATATTTGGAGAGAAAATTACAAAGGCAAAAACATTGAAGATCTACAGAAAGCAGTCTGGTATCTCAATCGCTGTATTAAGGAATTGGAGGAGATGTGATAGATCTAAATTTACTCATTGGGCTTACAGTGTGTCTCCTTATAGCATACGCTTTCTCCCAACAAGAACCATAAGAAAAGGGGCATAAAGCCCCTTCTTTTTTTGTGCCTACCTTAGAAAGGTGGGACAGCTTCTTTTGGTGGACTCATGTTAGCATCAGCTTCTGGCAAATATAATCTGATCTTAGTCTTCTTAGTATTTACCACACCGTTGTCACCTTGGAACTGATCATCAATCTGTTCAGTTTTAAGTATGAGTCTTTTACCTACAAAGTCTGTATGACTTTCAGGATACTTCTTAAATCCAACAGCTTTCGTAAGCCTGGTGAATATCTCCGTGCTTATTCTTTTGTTGTCTTCATTAGTAGCCCATAGGTTATACCATTCGTTGTGGTCTTTGTATTTACCACCGTCTAGTTGAAATGTAACTTTCAACGTCCAATTACCAGCATTAGATTTATATTTATCTGTAGCAATAACTTGTGCGTTATGCTCTCCATCTGGTGCAAGAGGTGTGCTGTTAGATGACAGCTCCTCTAAGTTATCAAAAAATTCTACATCACCAAAATCAGACATTCGTTTCTCCTATATTATTATTGGTTAATGAAAACCCTAACTTTTCAATTAAGGCACTTATATTAGGTTTCTCAAAATTATCAAGTTTACCACTTCGGTCTTTAGCTTTGTAGCCTTGTCCGTATGCGGTTTGCAACCACCTAGTTTGCACATTCTTACCATCCTCATCTTGATCTTCAATGATGCGTAAAGCAAGAACTTCGTCAAAGAAATATGTTATTGATTCGCCTAACTTAGTTCCCACCATCTTAGGTGCGTGTCTAAGAACACCATCATCATTAACCACATCTTCTTTACATAAAAATAATACGTGCATATTTAGATCTCTAAAAGCACGCATTAAATTAGTAACGGATTCCTGAACATTACCATATGCCATACGTGGATCTTTACTACGAGACTTCTCCCATACCTATACATTCTCACTTATTTCGGATACTGAATCCAAAACAACTGTGTCATATTGTAATTGACCAGACTTAAGAGCATTATGAAGTTCCATTACTTCAGCAGCTTCTTTAACTTCTATAGCATCAACATTGCCTGCATCTCTAATAGAGAGCAGTCCAGCTTCAGCACTTATTACAAGAACTTTACCTGGAGCAGTTTTAGCTAGAGTTGTTTTACCCGCTCCGGCCATTCCATATACCAAGATTTTTGCACCTTGATCCTGGACCAGCTTTTGCGGAGATACAATTCTATTTGATAATTCCATTTCTCAATCTCCTTTAAATTAAAATTAACTTGCATATTATATACTAGATAGATACAATATGTAAAACTTATTTTTACAATATGTTGACAAGGAGAAGTAATGGACAATATAGATAAAGAAACCCACACCTGGCAGGCTAATTATTATTTTAGGACAAAGACATTAGCAACAAGAAAACTTAAGGAATTTGAAACCATGGGAATAAAACCAAATCATACTGATAGAAAGGTTAAGAAGTATACCCTTAGAGATTACATTGAGTTCTTAGGACAGAAGGAAGCTGCAAAACAGTTTGGATGTTCTGAGGCTTCTTGCAAGTCTTGGAGGTATGGGTATCGACAACCGACAATAAACCAAGCAAAGCAAATCATACGAGCAACTGATGGTAGATTAGATTATGAGTCTATTTATGGACCTATAGCTGAAATACTAGAAACAGAAGCTTAATGTGTTTGAGCTAAATATAACTGAGGATAATTCTTCCTTAGAGCAAGCACTCGCCTATTATGATGAAGGCTACAATGTTGTGCCCTTGCAAAGGTCAAACAAAAAGCCACCATCTTTTCTTGGTAGTTGGGAACAATATAAAGAAACACGGCCATCGAGAGAGTTAGTAGAGTCTTGGTTTAAAGGTAGAGACAACCTAGTCGTTGCACTAGTTTGTGGTAAGTTTGTCGTTGTAGACGCAGACTCACCAGAGGCTATGGATTGGGTTGAGAAGAATCTACCAGCCTGTCCTTACAAAGTTATTACAGGTAAGGGTATGCACTATTACTACAATAACCCAGAGAACTATACGACTTTTGCTACAAGAAGAACTGCTGAAACACCTATAGAACGCTTAATAGATATACGGGGTGTTGGCGGATTAATAATAGCACCATACAACAGACACGCTAATGGTCAGGTATATAAGCCTGTAACCTTTCCAGATTGGAAGATCTATGACCATAGTGATTTGCCAGACTTTACAGAGGTTGAGTTTCAAAAAATAACTGGTGTTCCTAAAACTGATACAGGTGTTCAAACTGCACCCTTCTCACTAGATGGTGTATTAGAAGGATCCAGGAACGATCAAGCTGCACGTATTGCAGGGTATCTTATATCTAAGAATGTAAACTTAGAGTTTGTTAGGATCTTTTTGCAAAACTGGAATACCAACAATAACCCACCCTTACCACAATCAGAGATAGATGGCGTAGTAGAAAGCGTCAAGAACACACACGATAGAAAGAATCAGTTAGCACCATTATTTACCCAAGTTACAGAAACCATACAAAAACCAAAAGATCTATTCAATCCTCCAGGCCTGCTTAAAGATATGTTTAAGTTTTGTGAAGAGATAGCACAAGTGCCACAGCCTGAACTATCACTTGTAGGTGCATTAGCCCTAGCTAGTGTTACCTGTGGACGTATCTATAGAACCAATATGAATAACTTTTCTTCTATGTATTTCATGGGTATCGCTAAGTCAGGTCAAGGTAAAGAAAATATAAAAACATTTGTAGAGTCAGTATTAAACGCATCTGATTATGAAAAGCTTGTTGTAGGTGATGGTTATACATCAAGTGGTGCTGTTCACTCGGTATTAAAGATGCGTCCAACACAGATAACCATTATGGATGAATTTGGTAAAAGATTAGAGGCTATAAGTAATTCAGGTAATACCAATAAAGAGGATGGTATACAAACACTCATGGAAGCCTGGGGTCGTTGTCATGGCACATTAAGACCTGATAACTACTCTTTAATGAATGTTCAAGAACAATATAAAGAAATGATGATGAGCCGTGTTACCCATAAACCAGCTATAACATTGGTTGGCTTATCAGTTCCTAAAAACTTTTATAGTGCGTTAAATGGTGGCAGGATTGCAGACGGGTTCCTAAACCGCTTTGTAGTCGTTGAATCAACTGAGCCAAGGAGAGTGGGTGAACTCAAAAGATTCAAATCGCCACCAACCTCTATAGTCAACTGGGTCAACTACATAAGAAGACCCAGAGGAACTATGAGTGATTTATCTAGGGACAATGCAGAAATGGATCTAGATCAGATTGTATTAGACTTTGATAGGGAGTCTGAAGAAATACTACAAGACTTTGCAAGAGAAATAATTAAAAGACAAGATATATTAGAAAAAGATAACCTAGAGCCTCTTCTAAGCCGTTCTAAGGAGAAAGCAATGCGTTTATCGTTGTTATGCACTCTTGCCTCTAATGCTGACGCTAAGATGATTACAGGAGATGTAACAAAGTGGGCTGTAGACTTTATTAGATATTATGACCTGTTATTCATAGAAGCTTGTAGAGATAAGGTGGCTAGTAGTGCAACTGAATCTAAGATCAAGCAAGTATTATCCTTTATTAGATCCAGGAATGGAGAGGGTATATCTAAACGTGAAGTAGATAGACACGAACTATTCCGTAGTATGAAGTCTTATGAAGTCAAAGAAATTATTGAAAGACTTAAGAATGCAGGAGAGATACAAGAGGTTGAGATAAAGATAGGTGGTAAAGGAAGACCTGCTAAACGCTTTGTAGCTGTAGATCCAAACTTCTTTGCTGATTAAAGTATAGGTCTACCAGCTACCTGTTCTGCAAAATCTAATCTTTCTTGCGATAAAGGATCTGTCGGTGTCTGTGGTGTTTGCACTGGTGCTATCTGTGGTAGTCCTGGTTGTGTAATGAGTGGTGCTAATACTCTTTCTCTTAGTTCCTGGAATGTTGACGCACCTTCTTGTGTTGCACCAGATACATCATCACCTGTAATACCAACAGCCGTTGCACTAGCACCTAGTCCAGCATCAACTAATCCTGTTAGTTCTTCTGTAAATGGTACGAGTTCACCATCAATAAATCTTACACCTGCTTGTCTTGCTGCTGTATTAAATATCTTCATGGCTTGTGCTATAGATCCTTGATCAGTTTTTGACATAAGACTTACAAAAGTTCTGTTAGTAAATAAAGCTCTTACAATAGCTAAACTAGTTAATATAGGTAAGGTAGATAAAGGATTAAATACAACACTAGCTGCAATACCTGCAGCAACAAGACCACCAGCTCCACCACTTCTACCAGATTCACCAATAGTTAATACGTCTATTTCTTTTTGGAAGTTACGCAAACCTTTTGCTATATCTCTGCCAAACATAGCTTCTAGTGTTTCATCACCGTATGAGTCTAGTGCAGTCTTAAGGTTTTGATGTTTAAATAAATCAGTAATTTTACCTTTACCATTGAAGTCAATAGACTTAGATAAAAGCTTTTGCATACTAGCTTGTTGTATGTTGTTAAACACATCAGGGCTAACTGTAGCTTTTAATCTTTCAATATTACCTGCTGAACCAGGTCTAAAGATACTATTAACTGTTTCTTCTATACCTCTTTCAGGTAATTGAGATATGGCTCTGTTTGCTTCAAACTTGGCTCTCTCGTCAGAGGCTTCAGCTAATTCTTTCAATCCTTTAATAAACGCCTGGCCTTGTTGATTTGCATTTAAACCTTGACTAGCATTCTTAGTAGTAAAGTCATTTACAAGGTTTTTAAGTGCTTGTGGTTTAAGATTTGGACTAATCATGTTTAATTGATCAATCGTTTCTTTTACAAGCTTGCCAGAGGTTTGACCTGTAGTTGAGTCGGTAAAAAGTGAGTCAAACTTACCAACATTTTCCATGTCAAACTTTTTAATCTGTCTTGCAAACTCTGTAAAGTTTACATCTGTTAAACCATCTTTTGTTGCACTTTGAAAAGCATCTGCAAAAAGTCTTTGTTTTAGTTGTGCTTTTAGTGCATTCTCTGTAGTTATAAATTTACCTGCATCATCTGTACTTGCTTTACCAATTCTCTGAAGATAAAGATCATATTCACGTAATGCTTCAAAAACATTATCAAGCTGTGTTTTAGTTCCTTTGAGTATTGCATCTGAATAAACTCTGTCTGCGTTAATAGATCCTTTCTTTGCATTGGATATAAGTTTTTCCATTTGCAAAGTATCAAAAGGTTGCATCCTTTCAAAATGTAGTTTATTTGCGTCTCTAAGGTCTGATACGGCTCTTTTAATTAAAATGTCGTCTTCAGGTCTAAGTCTTAAACCATCTCTTGCTAAAGCTTCTTTAATTAACTTTGTACCGTCTCTTTCTAGTTCCGTAAGTATACTGTCACCATTATTAAGACTTCTACCGTTTACCATATTGTAGTCATCAAGTGTTCTCATAACATCTGTAAGTAACTTTCTTTCATGGGATGTTCCAATAACTTCTGTAGTAAAGTCCCTAATATTACTAATATCGTTTCTTATTTCTTGTAAGCTTATTCCAGGTCCATCACCATCTATTGCTTTTTGTGCTCTGGCTGCCATAGTTTTTAAGATGCCATCTAGTTGCTCTACGACACCACCAGATATTTCTTGACCTGGTTGTTTTAATTTCCAAAAGTTACCACTTTGTTTGTAAGATGCTACAAGATCTTCTG